TAGCCCGAACATCCTCTGCCGCTAAAGCGTCTGAATGCTCTTGTGTCGGCGGGATGTAGTCACCTATTTCTCCATAAACACCATTTAGTATTTCAGACATTAATGCTTGAACGTGTGGCTCATTGTCATCAGGAACAAGGCAAGTCCATTGCTGATGACCTACTACATCCCAATTTACCTGAACCATAATTTGTGTTTGTTCAGCGTTTGCCCAACGTGGGCTTTCGACTTGTGAATACTCTATCATGTTACGCAATCCTTACAACTAATGCTACGCTAACTCCGTAACCACGGGCTAAATACATCCAAGTACCGTAATTGACGTATGTGTAAGAGTAACCACCATACACTAGCCTTACTGGGGTAGACGTTGAGGCGGCTATAGTGTCAAAGTGTTCGCTTGAATTGGTAAATCCATTAGCGCTGTCAGAATTGATAAACTGTAGACCATGTGCTCCAACAGGAAACGTAGACGTAGACGCAGTCAAGGCTGGCGCAAGGCCCGCACTATCAAAGTTATCATTACCTCGAATTACACTAGCCATATCATTCCACCGTTACGTTAGGGATGGGCTGCACCGCTGTTAGTTCATCAGGCGTTGTTGCCGCATCAATGTCTGCATGTGCAGGTGCATCACGAAGCGCCTGTTTCTGCGCTACGATTGCTGTAGTGTCTGCGCCTGTTTCCAAGGCCTTCATAAATGCGGCATCTAGCTTTTCTAATTCAGGCTTTCGTGCTGTACGAATTTTATCACGCCAAATATCTTTAGCGGTATCCATGTTCACAGAGATGACACCTGTGTCTGCGTTTGCTTCCCAACCGTTACGAAATGTGCGTTCTGCTGGGGTTTCGTAGTCTGCCGCATTATAGGATGAGGCACCTATTTTGATAAATGTTGTCATTGCATTTCCCTTAATTGTTTAAGTTAACTGACATTATATGTCTCCAAACCAAGCTGCTGCGCCGTAGTTTATATCATTATAAGCGCCTGAACTGCTCCATTGTGCCAAATCAGTTGTGCTTGTCGTTGGGTTTTGCAGATAACCATGTAAGCCTAAAAACCTATTACCACTATCACTGAGGCGTCCTGCCAAACCAACCACAGTATAATTAGCGTTAGCAAAGTTGTTGCTGAAGGTTTGGCGACACACTCCAGTGCCTTGATCTGTAAAACTGCTTATCCCTTCGCTATCCGTAAGAGCAGCGGTTCCAACCATACTCCATCTTGAATGAACCCTTGCAGGGTAAAAACCCACACCGCTTGTGTCCTGTAGCGCATTTACTTTAAGTGTACTCATGCTGCCATCTCCCATGCATTTCTAAACGTCCTGTCAGATGGCACCTGATCGACTGTTACTATTTTAAACATTGGACGGTTGTGTTCTTCTGCCCAGCATTTGCGTGGCAAGTCTTTCATAATCAGATACTCTAATGCCTCTTGCTCAGTCAGTGGCCCAATGCGTGGGGCTGTATACTGTGCTGCAAGTTTCTCTGGGTCATGTTTGAACTCACTGTGACGACCCTCTGCAATCGCTTTCTGTTCGTCGTCTTGGAGTTCCCAATAAACGCTAATAGGTGGCAAATTGCCTTCCATTGCGTCTTTCATCCAGTTATCGCTAGGTACTAACACTTTCGTGGGTTCATCTAGACGATCTGGATCATCAAATATTACTCTATATTTTGTCATTATTCTAAGTTTCCCGCTACTAAAAAGGATAAATATTGTGCGTCACCAAAGATAACGTTGCCTTCATATTCTGTTCCATAACTAAGGTAGCCTGTGGTTGTTGATGCTGGCCCACTATTGGAAGCCATATACGAACTTATAGCTGTGTTTTGATAAACACTAGCTGACGTATCAACGATAGAATAGTTTACACTAGGGAATGTAACAGAATAATTTACTGTATATTTTCCAGTACCTCTATCGGATAAAGATGTTACATTAGCATCATCTCTAATAGCTATAGTTCCTGTACCATTAAAGTTTACCCATAAGTTGTTAAAATTAACTTTACCGCCACCTGAAGTAACTTCTTTTATATTATTAGTCTTAAGTGTACTCATAGTTATTGTCCATAAACTTGCATTGAAATTGCATCTCTATCTGAGTAAGACGTTCCACCTTCATATTCTGTACCTGTTGCCGTGCGAACTACCGCTGTACTCATTGGTGTAGAGTTTGATTTAATGTATGGTTGGGGTTCGCCGAGGAAATATGATTGAAGAGTATCGCACACCGTATAGTGTGTAACTGCTATTGCATTTTCTAGATTAATACTAGTTGTACCTGTAGTCTCATCAATAATACTGCTAACAGCAAAAGAATCTCTAATGAATTGTGTGCTAGTTGTATTCCAAAAACACCAAGCCCTAATAGGGAAGACCTTACCGCCACCTGAAGTGGCTTCTTGAATATCATCTACTTTAACTGTACTCATTTTTATCCTCCAAAAGCTGCAAGACTAACATATTGATAGTCTTGTTGTACAGTCCCGCCTTCATATTCATTGCCTATTTGAACATAAGCCTGAGATGTCGTGCTAGGGCTTGAGCAAGTTTGGGAATACGGAAGAATTAAAGTTGTCTGATATTGATATGAACAAGTATCAGAAAGACAATAGTGACTGCTTGGCATGGAACTGCTGAAATTCACAGTATATTCGCCCGTAGTTCTATCAGCAATTGAGCTACAATTACCATCATCACGAATAGTAATGGTGCCAGTGCCTTGAAAGTTTATCCAAGCTTTAGCAGGAAAAACTTTGCCACCATTTGTAGTGGCCTCTATAATATCGTTTACATAAAGTGTATTACCTGACATTTATACCACCGTCCATACTTCGCCAGCGCCAACTGTAACGGTTATGCCAGAATTAATTGTAATTGGACCAAAAGATCCAGCATTTTGGTTATTAGTTATAGTGTAGTCATCAGTTATTTGTTGATCATTTTCCCAAAATACTCTATTAGAGCCTCCACCTTGAGCACCTGCAGAAATAACAGATTCAATTGTGGTTTGTGTAGTAGAGTCAATAGAAGCAATATTTTTCAAACCATAAGTATTACTAATAACTTCTGTATTTTGTACTTTTATAGCCATCTTCGTATCCTTTACTATTAGCTATTAAGTTATTTTTTAAACAATAGTCCAAGTTTCACCAGAACCAACCGTTACAGTTACACCTGAATTAACTGTAATTGGCCCTGCTGACATTGCATTATAATTGTTACGTATAGTGTAATTACTTGATACTGTTGTTGGATTTTCTTTAAATACTGCTAAAAAGTTCGTATCCATCTCCGTATGGGTTAAGGCAGAACCTTTATCAGCTCGTGTCGTAATTGACGTCATCGATAATCATACCCTCTTGTTGTGGAAACATAGTCGTATTTAAAGTCTTCTCTTTTATCAAGAATATACTCAAAGTACATTTCCATTTGTTTTTGCCAATTTTCTTGTATTTCAGGGTTTACAATCCCTGACTTATAACTATTTAATGCCTTTTGCATCCAAGTATAAGGATCTTTATTATTAAACATGTTTTTGTTAATGTGATAAAAAGAGCCTTCATGAACTCGATTATAAACATCAATAGGGTCTATTTCTTTTCCTAAAGCTACAGCATAGACTGCGCTTTCGGTCATATGTGATAAGTGTGCCACTTCACAACCAACTAATAGCTTATACATGTTAATATCTCTTTCTAAAACGATATCACCAAGCATATCTTTTAGTTCACCTACTATAGCGTGAGTTGTAAGAGGGTGTGGTTTAAACCAAATATCACCCTCCCACTTATCTCTTAAATAACACAACTTGTTAGCACAAATAGTCTCTTTGATTTTATTAGAACCTAAAGGTATAATTAAATGATCTTTTGGCTCAATATCATGATCCTTTATGTGATCATACTTATTCGAGGTACCATTTGTAGCTTTTTCTTTAAAGTAACTCATAAAGTCTGTAGTTACTTCAACATCATCCGCATAAGCATCTTCTAGTTGTTCACAACGTAAACGTTGTTGAAGAGGATTCATGGAAAAGCAATGCGCCCATTCAGTGTATTGGATTGTTTTAAAATAAGGAAGCTCATTAGCCACTACATCATAAGCAGACTCAATTTTGTGCTTCTTGATTAGCTTAAGAAAGTGTTTTTCACAGTCTTTTAGATGTAATAGTGTATCTGACTTTCGCATATCGCCAATACGCTCTTTAATAGAGGCCTTATTGAACATTTCCATGATAATTCTCCTAACTATAGAATGAAGTCACCCTTAACGTATTAAACGTAGTTGTGGTGCTTCTACTTGTGCTGAATGTTGTTGTAAACGTTGAAGACGTACTAAACGTTGTTGTAAAAGTCGTAGTTGTACTGTGACTTGTATTAAACGTAGTAATTGTACTTCTAGTCGTATTGTACGTAGTAGTTGTAGATCTACTTGTACTATATGTTGTAGTAGTACTCTTTGAAGTGCTAAACGTAGTAGTAAAAGTAGTAGTCGTACTATGACTAGTAGCAAAAGTTGTAGTTGTGCTTCGAGTCGTACTATAAGTCGTTGTTGTACTTCTAGTTGTATTATACGTAGTAGTTGTACTTTTACTCGTTGATCTACTAGTATTAAACGTTGTAGTTGTGCTTCGAGTCGTACTATATGTTGTAGTAGTAGATCGAGTAGTATTGTAAGTAGTAGTTGTACTTTTACTCGTTGATCTACTAGTGTTAAACGTAGTAGTAGTACTATGAGACGTATTAAACGTAGTAGTTGTACTTTTACTCGTACTAAATGTAGTAGTTGTAGATTTACTAGTATTATAAGTTGTAGTAGTACTTTTGCTTGTTGAACGACTAGTATTAAATGTTGTAGTCGTATTAAATGTTGTAGTCGTACTTTTACTTGTACTACGAGAAGTGTTAAAGGTTGTAGTAGTCGCAAAAGTAGTTGTTGTACTTCTTGAAGTAGAACGAGAAGTATTCTGACTTGTATTTTGAACATACCCTACAGCCATATAACCTGTTGCTACATAGTTTTGAAAGCTAGTACTAAAAGTAGTGGTAAAACTAGTTGTTGTACTACGGGTAGTATTAGTGCTTCGAGTAGTAGAAAACGTAGTTGTAAAAGTAGTGGTTGTACTACGGCTTGTGCTTGTACTCCTACTCGTACTAAAAGTAGTTGTAAAAGTAGTTGTAGTACTATGACTAGTAGCAAAAGTTGTAGTAGTACTTCGAGTTGTATTAAACGTAGTAGTAGTACTTTTACTCGTGCTATAAGTCGTAGTTGTACTTCTACTGGTACTAAAA